TTCCAATGTTGATAGCAGCATTGATGTCTGAGTCGTATATCATTCCATTCTTGGAATGAATCTGCAATCTATCACCAGCAATCGTTCCAACTTGAGATTTGCACTCGACGATTTTCGCACAACTGGATTTTAACTCAGTTGAAAGCCCACCTAGCTTCTTGTTCTTGATACTACCCACTACCTTGTGGACGGAGGCTCACGTAACCAATCGTATTGCCTTAACCGCGTTCGTTCATTGAAACTGGCACTTCTTAAGGGAGTCGAACCCAAATACGCTCATTGTCCACCACACAGAGTAATATTTCGGAGCGAACATCTGTTTGGAACAGAGTCTCTGTGAAAAGAAATTGGTGGCTCGCATGAACTTTCATCATGTCACGCACTTATTCAGTGAAGCCATTTTCTCTTGTATCTCACTAACCGATTTTTCGCCGCCCGCTAAACAACTTACTGAGATATATCGTTGTTCAGGGGTAGCTCTCGGATATTTGCAAGAGAATTGTCGTAGGTGAGGAACTTGCATCCCCGTAGTCCGAAGGACAGCACGTTTACAGCGTGCTCCAATTGCTGCTCTGGCAACCTACGATTGAACTAAACTCTTTCCCAGCGCGAAGTAACAACTTGACCTTTTTTGTTCTTCGTCTCGATTTTAACCCAAGTCTTGCTTGGATTAGGAGGCGTCAAAAGCGCGCGAATAAGTCGTCCCCATTCCTTTTCACCACCCTTAAAGTGGTCAGGTTTAGAGCCAATTTTGCGGCGAATGGCGTTAAAATGCTTTGGATTCATAAATTGGTGGAAGTGGCAGGACTTGCGCCTGCTACCCGAGGGTTACGAGATTTACAGTCTCGCGCCTATCTACTTTGGCATCACTTCCAATCGGCGGGCAAATGCCCGCCTTGTCAGGCTCATAACTGGTGGACCTATGGGGTAACGCTCCCCAACAATCTGCGTGCAAGGCAGACCAGCAGCCTTCTGCATAAGCCCATAATCGTCGTGAAGTTCTCGGTGACAATTAGCGCATAAAAGTTCGCATTTTAATGCTTCCTCTTCGGCTTTTTGCTGTCCAAAACTTCTTAAAATATTAGAAACGCTCTCGATTTTGTTATCGGATACGTGATGAAACTCAAGTGCAGCCAAGCATTTTGCATAGCCACATTTTTTACATTTACCACCATGTTTGAGTTTTAGCTCATCTTTAAACTCTCTTCTCCCTTTGGAGGCTCTATGGTGATATTTCTTTTTTACGCTATCTGAACAATGATATGCTATTGTTCCTTTAGAGGCACCAGTAATTTCTGATATCTCTTTGTAGCTCTTACCGATTGCTCGCAACCTTAAAATTTCTTCTTTCATGATAGAATTTACACGGTTCGAGTCTTTCTGTGAAATCGAACGAGGGAACGGACGAAAAAAGCTTTTTTACTGTGCTACCACTACACTAAGACGGCATCAAAAGCCGCCTGCAAGATTTGAACTTGCCCTAGTCGTTTAATATACGATGAAACTCTTTTCTAACACCACTCAATGGCTCCAGAAGCTAGACTCGCACTAGCATTTATCGCCTTAACAGGGCGTCGTGTTACTTTGACACTACTCTGGAATTAAAACTTTAAATAACCGCTGATGGAAATCACCTTAAAGTGACTTTCAGCAGAAGTTTGGCAGGGTGAGTCGGAATCGCACCGACCAAGCCGAGATTTGGAGTTTCAGCACCGCCTAGCGGCCACCCTAAACGTCTTGCATGTTTCCACTACATTACCCCGCAAACCCTCATCAGGAATGGCAACTTAACGCCTTCATTACTGCGGACGCTGGAATCGAACCAACGAAACAAGATGTATTGGTGGAGCCATAGGGAATCGCACCCTAACCTACGCACTGCCAGCGCGTCGTTCTACTATTGAACTATGACCCCAGAGCGGGCGTTTCAGAGTGGAATGAGGATTTCCTTGAAACACCCGTTTACTTCTTGCGAAGGATGTCCAATATGGATTCTTTGGAAAATCCATTTTTCCCTAAGTTTATGAACAGACAAACAAATTCAACATTGTCTTCTGTATAACCTTTTTTAGAGTCTATCCTGTCTAGGCTCGCTAGGGTGGGCGTCGATACGCATCTTTGAGAAGATGTTTCATGAAGCACCATTTTTACACCAGTATATGGACAGATACCGTTTTGGTTTTCCCAAATTTGTTTGATGATTTGTAATGTCAGTGTTGAATCCGAATCTCTTTGAAGAGCGTTTCTGAGTATTTTCCTGAAAGGACTAAACTCATCGCGCTCCCTACCTTTTTGGAGGTTTTCAGGATTGCCTTTGTTTGGCTTTTTAGGAGACTTAGCCCAACATTCTTTACCACAAACAACTTTGAAATTTTTTCTTCTACAACGTTTATGTTCGGTTAGTCGTCTTTTAAACGAGCCGCCACAAACAGAACAAACCAAATCTATCATCGTTTCCATATAAACGATTACACAGAAATGGATAGGTTCGGAAAGTTCATTGCAGAATAAATTGGTGCGGTAAGAGGGAATCGCACCCTCGCCTAAAGCTTGGCAAGCTCTCGTTCTACTATTGAACTACTACCGCAAAAGTTGGCTGCAATGGCGACCTCAACCCGAAGACTGAGTGGTTCATTGCAACCTAATATATTTTATCATTAAACTTGAGACACGGAGGAAATTTTCGTTCCGTCCGTGTCCTTTAAACCGAGTAAGTAAAAAGAACATATTCCTTTACGAGCCATTTTTCAGGCCGTAGCAGGTTCTTCCCTGTCGTTCGTTTTATAGGTAAAACTTCCAAAAAACCACTTAAAATTTACTGACTTACTTACTCTGTCAAAATCAACTAACTGTGAACTACTCTACGGAACCATTTGTATCTTGTCAACCGTTTTCTTTCGTTCACCAAATCTTTTTTTCGGAAGGTTCGGTTTAACAAAAAACCCGCGACCTTCTCAGGTGGCGGGCTTTTAAAAACTTTTTTAAAATCCGACACCAGCTACACCGTCCTCCAATTACCGACTACTGCAAACACAATCTTAGCTGTCCCAATTGGGAGGCTTGAATCGTGTTTATATTGTTCGGGACTACGCTGCATACTGATACTTACACCAAATATTAGTAGTAGAGACGAACAAATCTAAACAAATATTCAAAATCTTTTTCGCAACTCATGGAACCAGTTTCCATTCAGGTGCGCCTTCATTGACAGCCAGAAGGTCGTGCTCTCTTCGGAGTATTGCTTTTTAGCTTTAACTTCCAACTGGCACAGAGGACAAATAATCCCACGAAACTTTAGTCTCTGGTATTTACCGCATCCACACGATAACCAAGTCATCGACAATCTCCATTCGTGCAAATCCCGCGTCCACTTGACGCATAGGTTAACTCTTCTTTGCACTTCCAGCATCTACCAAACAGCAGCCAGAACGACCGCTTCATTTGTATTACTCTGTATTTGATGCGAACGAGCATGGTTTTATTCAACCAATTCATTGTGATGTTGTCAAGGGATAAAATGAAAAAAGTCGCAGGCGGTTAAACCTGCGACTTTGATTTATTGTTTTAATTTATGATTCGAGTTGTTCAGTTGCCTGAATGTAGTCGATGACAGATTCGCTAAAACCATTGATGACAGTGAACTTGCTGTATCCGATACCATTCTTTTCAGACGAGATATCCATCAAATAGTTGTATTTACCAACAGCCTTAGCTGAGTCTGGCTTGTTAACCATATCGCAATCCTGCGAGTCGCAGATAACGATAACGCGTTCAACGTTCTTTTCATTGGCGGCGATGTAGTCCATGGCCTGCTTCACAAAGATACCGCCACCACCAAGGGTGTGAGCCTTCTTGGTGATTTCGTCCTTTAGCGCGAAACCGCGACGAGCAGGAACCAACTCGGTCCTGTGGACACGAGAAGAATCTGAACCAGCAGTTGCGTAGATGACTACGTTATCGCTAAGTTCGCGCACCAACATCGCGAGGGCCGCAGCCGTATCGAGACGGGTATTTTCGGACTTAGAGCTAACTGGTCCACCCATGCTTCCAGACACGTCAACAACAACTACGGTTTTACCCGTAAGTTTTGGACGGTTAGCCAAGCATTTGAACATTACCTGTTCGAGTTCTGGCTCGAACTTAGGAGCGTGCTTTGCCGCCGTAATAAAACGGAATGGCAATACGCGCTCTGGGTTACAGGCACGCAACGCTTTCTTGATAAGGTCATCAGAAACGCCAGCGGTCGTCATGTTACGAAGGTTCTTCAAGAGAGCCATCGCGCCTACTTTATCGCCCTTAAGCAATTCAGTCCACGCTTCGGTCTTACCTTCTCCCTTGGTTGCGGAGAGAGCGACTTCCCAAGTCTCGGGTGTGGCAAGTTTTGCTTCCACAAATGGGTGACGAGCCTTCTGGTGTTCGCTTTCTTTCTTGAAGCACTTCTCACAATATCCACCAACGAGCTTCTTCCAAAGCTTTTCTTGGTCAACATCGAGTGGCTTGGCGTGACAGAGGAACAAAACGTCACGAAGCTTAATCGCACCATCGCGGTTATATTTAGCCAATGAATACTCGTCGAACTTCACAAAGGCACGAGCCAATCCCTTCTTGACTTGGGCGGAAAGAGGCTGCTTCTTTTCCTTCCAATAGATAGAGAGGAATTCGGCCAATTCGTCAGGACGCTGGATTACAGCGGACAACGTATCGGCGACAAAAGCCTTGTGTGCATCAGCACGCGCCATTTCGCGGACCACTTTGAGTGGGACGTGGCGAAGTTTGCCCTTGGTGCGCAACTCAATTGCCAAGTCAGCCGCGACTTTGGCAGGAACCTGCTTGACCAAGCTACCAATACGCTCGGCGATTTCGACGCCATCTTCGTAGAAGGTATCTTCCCAGAGCATCGTAGCCATGACGGCTCGACGCAACTGCTTGATAGCGTTGATGTTAGATGCGACGGCTCCACCGTGAGTGAAAACTGGAACCTTAGGAACGTTGACTTTTTTGTTTAGTTTCATGTGTGTCTTTCAGCGAGAAATAGTAGGAAAAAAGGTTTACTTGGACCTTTCGCGCCATACTTACTACGCAGGTATCTATCAAAGTTAGGAAACGTTTGGGAGTTTGTCAACAAAAAACCCACTCATTGCGAGTGGGCTTCCCCGAAGCTCCTTGGCTTTGTAGAAGATGTATTGTATTACAAATTCGTGAAAATAAAAAACTTTTTAAATGTCTTTGAACTCAATTGTGGCTGCGCCGCCTGTAGCTTCATTAAGCCACCCGTTCATTAAGCCCATCATTTGGATGGCGTTTAGGATTTTGTCCTCACCCTTCTCAAACTTCTGGGCGTAATACGCGCCGCTGGCCTTACCCTTTTCAAAAATAACCCGAGCAAACATAGATATGTTATATCTTTCACAGACCTTGTAGAAATTGTTCATGGCTTCATAAACCTCAGCCTCTCGGTCTGTCATTTTATCCGTATCTAGGTTCCCATCAAGGGTTTCAATCTTCATCTGATAAGATAGACATTCTCAGTCTCCAAGAAATTCAAGCTCTTTTTCAGAGAAAAGACAATCAGTATCTCCAAATCTTACGATATGGATAGAGCTTCCGTATTTTTCTTTCAGGTCTGGGAAAATCCCCTGCATTTGAGGGGAGTCTTCGTATTTAACGATTACTCCCTCCAAGCCCCTGTTAAAAAACTTATTGCCATATTTAAGTTTTATTCTCATTAAGCGAATCCTATTGCCCTGTGCTCTTCCTTCGTGTGGTTGGTATCCACTTCCACGTTATAGATGTCGGCAATAGACATTGGCTCTGTGGCTGTGTAATTTTTATTTAATTTATTAAGCAGTCTTTGTGACTCGGCCCTGTTAAGCTTGTCAAATTTATGCTCATACATCAAACGACCCTTACGAAGCAATGCTTTGTCAATGTTTTCGCGGCCTGTATTAAAGGTCACAATCATAGAGATATTCAGCATTGACCCCAAGATTCCATCGCCAATGTTAAGGAGAGAAGAAACAACTGATTCATTACCCATCCCCTGCTCGCGCGACACCAAAGCTTTTTCGGCGTCTTCCAAAACCAGCACGCTATCCTTATTTTCAAGGAGAAGCGGAATGATATTAGGTGAAACCAAGCTATCAATAAAGGTTGTGGGAATAAAAATGAAAGTCCTCTTCCCAACAAAAGCCTTAGCTAGATGCTTAATATAAGTAGTTTTTCCAGACCCAGGTTCTCCATGAAAAATTAGAATACCATTACGTTTGCTATTAAGGCGGTCGCAAATCTGTTTGTGGTGCGCCTCAAACGCGTCTCCGTAGTGGAGTTTAATGTCCAAATTCTTGGAATAGTCGTCGTCCAGAGGATAACGCTTAACGTCAAGGTTGCCGCCTTGGCTGCAAAGGATTCCGAAGTAAATTTCTTCCTCTTCTTCTTCCTTACGGATAAAGGTTTTGATTTCCTTGTAAATATCCGTCAACGCGGTTTGGTCGTATGACGTGGCGGAAAAGAAAATGCGATTAGGGCTTTTGTAGGAGAGTTTAACCAACAGGGGTGCCTCTGCCTTACTTTGGGTATCCAAATAATAGAAGAGATTATCGTCTTCAAAAAAATCTTCTGTGATTTGTTCCAGAGTAGTGATATGAACGCCGCCAATCGACTCTTGCTCGGTGACATTTACGTCCCCGAACTCTTGATGGTCTTTTGTGAAGGCTAAAGATTGAAATCGGGGAGCAGAGAAGAATTTAATGACTTCCTCCTTCAAGTTACCACAGCGAACCGTGGATGGGACTTTGCGGTCCTCTGGCTTGTAAAAAAGGTAAAGGTATATTTCTTCTGGGGAAGCCTCGTCAAGACCACGAAACGCAGAACCAAGTAGAAATCCGTCTTTGGAGGGAATGTATTTTTCGATGTTAATCATACTAACGATACCAATCTGGTATGGGTCTTTTCGTCCAATTCGCCAAGTGGCGTTTTGCTATCATGTAATAGCGGCGGTAATCATACACAACGTCCTCGCTCACCCCAACTGTGTCCTGATATCCCGCGAAACAGCGCGGCCAATCGGTAAGTCTGCTGCTCCCAAGGTTTTGTAGAGGAAGATTGGAAGAAATCCAATCTAAATAGGAATGACACTTGTGAATTTTACCAAAACGAAAAGTGAACTCTTCCGACAGCGCATAAGCGTGCTGTAGAGTCCAATCGTAGTTTTGAAGGGAAGAACGCACCCAAAGTGACATTGGGTGATTTTTATGTCTCCCCTTAGTATGTAACCAAGGCCACGGTTCAAAGCGGCCTCGGTCAAAGCGGCCTCGGTCAAAGGCATAACCCATCATTTCGACAGACTCAAGAATAATTTTTCTTACGTGAGCGTCACAGTTATAGCGCGCCGCCTGAACAGGCATTCTGTCGAGTATGAATAGGTTCATTAATACATGGTAACGGTGATTTTAGACGCGTAAGACCCGTTATTCATAAGAAGATAATAATACTCATGAATGGATTAACCATTTATCACAATCCCTGTTCGTAAGGATATAAGTCGCGATGTTAATGTTTTCTTTCTTGGCTGCGGCTTTATAGTCTCGATATACGTCAAAGGGAATCTTATAGAATTCATCGTAGCAAGACCCGTTGACAATGTAATGCCACTTGTCGCCCGCAAAGCTGCCACCCCACACAAAAACACTCGTCCAGATAGGTCCATCCACAATGCGGCGGATGCTATGGAACCAATTGCGGTCGAAGAATCCAATCTTAAACGGTTTTTTTAAGTTTAAAATTGTTTCTCGCGAATATGGGTCTTTGCGGATTTCCTCAAGATATTGGCCTTTGAGGATGATTGACAAAAAGTTCCACGGGTGCGAGTGCATGTGGTCTTGGTCCGCTTGCTGTATCTTATGCAGATACCACGCGAACCATTTCGTTTCAATGACGGCCCAACGCTCAAAGTGAACTTCGCCAGACTTGGACTTAATTGTTTTGACTTTAGAAAAAATTTTCATGTGTTTTGCTTCTGCCAGTTGTTAACATCAAACTGTGCGTAATTCGGCACGCCGTATCCAGTATAGCCGAAGAAATAAATCGTGGCAATTTCGTTCAAGAACAGGTGTTGATTGTTCAGAACGTAAGCTTTTTCAGCCTCGGTCCCCTTGACGGTGGCGTCGAAGGTATCCGTTCCATCCAAGAACTTTTTGCCATCAATACGTTGAAGGGTGACGGTCGCGGCCATTCCACGCCAGTTGCCATTACCCTCATTGATTCGGATGACCCTGTATTCGGCGTCCATGACAGGCTTATATTTGAGTAGATACTTGGAACGCTTGTTCTCGTATGGCTTCCCAAGGATACGTAGGATTGCTCCCTCTTGACGGTCCTTCAAGAAGGTTTGGTAACGGTCTTCCAACTCTTTTTCAGAGTGGACAATCCATGTAGGAACCTTGTGGACGACTTCTTTGTAACGCCAAGCCCATTGGGGGTCGAAGAAGGCTTTGTCAATCGCGGCCTTGCGTTTGAGATAGCCATCGCTCTGGTCCGCGCCAAATCCATATCCATCATAAACATAAAAACGAATCAATTCCTTGCTGCGGGCGATTTCCTCGACTGTCGCGTGAACCGTCTTACGCATGAGACTCATGATTTCATTCAGGTTCTCGCGCAAGTCATAGTTGAAACCTTCGCCATCAAGCACGGCATCAGGGAAAACCGTAAAGAAGCGTTTAAGCCCCTCTTCGATATGGGGGACCGAAACAATTTTCTCACCCTTACGAGTGAAGAGTCCGTGACGGGTTGCGATGACGCGCCCGCCATTGTATTTGATTTGAACGCCAACCCCCGCCTTCCAGTCCATCTTGGCCCTATAGTCGTCAAACGACTTGGCGAGCATTGGCTCGATATAACGAGACTTGTCAATATCGTTAATATCCTCCCAATACCCGCCTGACTTGAGTTGTTTTTTGTATTTTGCTTCGACTTCCGCCAAAGCCTGCTCTTCGCCAGTGGTTGCATTGGCGCGGCCTACGTTTTTTGGCTCGCAAATCGTCCAGTCGGCCTCGGTCTTTGCACCGTCAATTTGGCCAGAAGTGGAACGAAACTTATTGCCGTCTCGTTCCATCCACCAAACCTGAACGGCCCCCGTGGAAGTGCGTGCGTAAAGCGTAGGATGCTTAATCATTGAGACACGTTAAAGAAGGTTTAGATTGGTGTCAAGAACAAAATGATTTTGGTTAAAAGCCAATTGATGGCCTGCAACGCCAGAAACCCACACAACCCAATGAATCTGACGACGACGAAATATGGAGTATAGAGGTATTTATACCACCAACTATTGCGTCGGCGAATTTTGCGACCGATTTTATCCTGCGCGTCTTCCATTCGCTTGTTAAAAGCTGCTGTGTCAATAGGGATTACCTTATCGACTTTAATTTCGTCCAGTTTCCCCTTGACGAAAACAGCAATGAAATTGACTTGATGGGATTTAGATTCCGAGTCTGGATTACGGAAGAAAGAGCCAAAAACTACTTCTCCCGTGAAATCCTGAGCTTCAATTTTTGTATCTTGTCCAACCAAACCCTCGAAATAAAGCATACCGCTGGATATGCAATATGTCCCTCCATGGACAGGCAAGCCAGCCGAGTTCCAAACTATCTCTTGGATTTCAGCGTCGGCTACGTAGGATTTGATTTCTGGTGGAAGCGGTAACTTACCGTCCTCCAACACAAGAAAGTTCGATGTCGTGGCGTAGAGCATATTGTTGAATTAACTTTGTTGCGTGCTTGCGGGCATGGTAAATTCTACTCATGACGGTCCCGATTGGCAAATTGAGACTCATGGAGACTTCTTCGTATGACTTACCTTCTTCAAAAACCAGTTTAATTACTTCGCTATGAATAGGATTCAGCTTGTCAAGAACACTTGTCAGCATCTTCCTGTATTCAATGAGTTCGTCTTGCTTCTCAAGGATAGTCTGAGCCGTTTCGACAACAGCCCTATCCATTAGGCGAGGGTTCCTGTAGTCATCTTCGACATTTGATTTAGAGTCTGAATCCTTATTGTAAGACAGTTCTTCGATGGGCATTTCATGCTTACGAATGTTGTTCTTAGTTTTAAGAATATTCAGCACTTCATTTTTTAAAATGATAAAAAACCATGTAGCAAACTGCGATTCTTTGCGAAAAGCTGCCATCTTACCCCAAGCCTTAACACTTGCCACTTGCAGTGCATCCTTAAAATCCTCTGGATTGAGGGGATTATAGGCGTTGAAAATTGCGGGTCGAACCTTATTTACTGTCTCTTCAACGAGTTGAGTAAAAGCCGCTTCATCGCCTTGGATTGAAAGTTCGAGAAGTTCATTTTCTGACATTATCGGTATTCCTTGCGAAGCAAACGCCACCTATTGGAATCCAGTTCCTTTTCCCCACTATCAATCTGTTTCAGAGTCTCCATGATTTCATCTACGCTATTGTAAATGTATTTATGGGGAATCATTCCGAAAATCCACAATGGAGTGTTTTGTTTGCCACCGTCAACGGAAAGAAAAATAGGCTTCTTCATACGGTTGGCCGTGACTAACTCTTCGCTTGAACCCCAAGATGCAATCTTAGGTTCGATATGAGCAATGATATAGTCAGACCTATCGACGAGATTCAAATCAAAGGTGCGAATTTCGCGCATCTTATTTTGAAGCCAATCAAAGTTCCCAGACTGCTGGGCGACAAGCAACTGCTCTTTTGAGGCATCTGCTTCTTGCACGTCTTTGATAAAGGGTTTTTTGTAAGGGTCAAAAACCGTAACTCCCATTTGTTCCAACTCAGGCGTAATCTTAGCTCTCCACGAAGAGCCATCAGAATACTGCATGTGGCCTACCAAGTAGGTCTTCGTTCTCCACAGGTTATTCATGGAGAACAGCTTGCGAGACATTTGGGAGCGTGTCAAGGTTTTTCTTTGAATCTCCGAAAGGATATCGTTCGCGCCAGCTTCCGTCTTTGTTATTGATACAGGCTATGATGCGCGAAATCGTATCGCAAGATTCGACGCCAAAAAAGTCGTCTTCGTGAAGCCCTTCGTTCCAGATATGGATTGCGCGATACCAAATGTCTAGCGTTCCGCTTGGCTTAACCTCAATTCTAAGCGGCGCAATTTTCTCTCCCTCTAAAGCTTTGGAGGGGAAAAACTCCATCGTAAACGGCTGGTTAAGCGTTTTGACGATAAAATAAAGTTCTTTAACTAATCCACATGTGAGCATAGTATATAGTATGATAGACTTGAAAAGTATTCCAATTTCTTCTGGTGTTTACCTGCTTAGGTGCATTAAAAATAATAAAACCTACGTAGGAAAGGCGATTAACTTATATCAAAGGATTATTCGCCACAAAAACTCCGAACATTATTTAAAGCTTAAAAATCCCACGTCCATTATTCGGGCAATTAAAAAACACGGATGGAGTAGTTTTGAAATCGAAATACTGCATGTGTTTGAGCAACAACCAGATAATTTAACCCTTTTAGCACTTGAAGCGGCATTTATTGAACACTTCAATTCTACCAACAGGAGTGTGGGTTATAACTTACTCAAAGTAAGTTCTGATTGGACTGGATACAGTCACTCCGATTCTACAAAACAAAAACTTTCCAAGGCGGCTAAAACAAGATACCAAAACGGTTTCGTGAATCCGCGCAAAGGGATTTCATTATCCCAATCAACCATTCAAAAACGCCTTGAAACTATCCAACAAAACCAAAGTTATGCTGGTAAAAACAACCCTCGTTTTCGCTCCACTATTTTTAACTTTAAAAAGATGGATACGGGAGAAACATTCGCTGGCACCCAATACGATTTTTATACCAAATACGGTCTTTCCAGTAGTAACGTATCATCACTTATACATGGGAGACTGGCTCACCACAAAAAATGGAAACTACTTCCTTGTGCTCATGTTTAACCAGTTCCTTTAACTCCTTTAAATGGAACAACATCTGGCTCTCGCCGAGAGCTTGTTTGCTTTTGTTATTAGCGACCGCCCAAGCCTTGTGCTGGCGGTCCCGCTCTGCTTCCAGAGATATCAAATCGTCAATTAGCGCGAGACTTTTTTTCATTTGATGACGTATTTGGCTTCTTTGTTTTTGTCTAACTTCTTCTTGTATTCTTCTGCTTTTTTCTTACCCTCGGGGGTTCGCTCGAACGCCCCGTAGATGAATTTGCTCTTTTTTCCGACTATCAGATAAGCTCTTTTTTTTCTCATGATTCAAACTTTTTTTAATTTGCTTGCCGTATTTTTCCATGTAAGCGTCCATTTCTGCAACCTCATGGTTTAACTTTTTCAAAAGAGCCAGAATTTCCAACCTAAGAACATCTGCTCTCGGGTAATCGAAGCTTTCGCAAGCCTCTTCTAACTCTTTCATTCTACTATTATACTCTTTCTCGGTAAAATCGACGCTTTTAAGAATAAGCGTGGCATCGAGAATCATTTGATTTTGTAGGTCCACTTCATGCTGCATACATGAGTATAGACAGCAAGATATGTAAAAAATTCAACCCTTAACTTTACTGATGAAGTCGTGCATCTGCTTCTTACTGAAAATATTTTTTCCGAAGTTCACGGCAAGACAAACGAACTCAACGTTATCTTTTTGGTATCCTTTCGATGAGTCGATTCTATCAAGAGAGGCTGAATGAGGTTGCCTTGGAAAAATATTTAAATCCATTTGTATATTTGAGTAAGCACATCGTCCTAGTTGCTTTTCCCAAAGCTCTTTTAGAAATTCTAGGTCAATGTTAGAATGTATGCCTTTTTCGCTGTCGCGAGCCTTTGCTTTTCTTATAAAGTATCTAAAAGCGGACCATTCATCTTTTTGGCGTTTTTTACCACCAAAATTATTGACATTTCCTTTTGAGTATTTTTTGTTTCTACCTATCGCATTACATCGAAGAGAGCAATATGTAGTGCGACCGAATTTTTGATTTCGGTTATGTTCTTTCGCGGCCCGTTCAAAGGGATTCCCGCATTCTTGACAAAATAAATCCACTATCTCCATACCGTATAGTAGTGGAGATAGTGGATATTTCTAATGGAGATGGCGAAGAGTTGCACTTCGCGTCCTTACAGCTATACTGACACAATATCTACAAGTTTAGGTCATTTTAATTTGAGAATGATATTCGCGACTGACCAACGCTTTTCATTCCGAGTAATCTTTGAGGTTTTCTATCGCTGCCAAATCACTAGACAACGACCTATCCCAATTTATCGTTTAATCCTCCTATGGGAGTCAGAAGTTAAACGGCACGGCCAAAATTAGGCTGCGACTGGAGCCGAAACAGGGACACCGCATCCGATGCGAGCCTTAACCCAGCTTTTGTTGATTACGTTTTTAGCGTTTATCGTTTGATTGGTGTTTTACAAGGCCAACAATCATCCTTGACTTGCAATCATGTAGAATAATCTCTAAGTCGAAACTACTACATCCCCGAAAAGCGATTAAATTGTTTTAATCATATATCGAATATTACACCCTATTGTGGGTTTGTCAAGAGATTTTTCAATCCCCATCGTAAAATTTCTCGCCGCCAACGTCCTCGCGCGCGTCCAGATATTCTTTCCACCACTGTTTTGTCATAGCCACAGCGAATTCAAATTCGAGTTGCATAATTTAAAGATTTATTTTAAAAGCTCTATAGGCTTCAATGCCTTCTGAGGGACAAACCACATAGGAGGTCTTCCATTATCGTTATACAACCACTCTGACCTGCGTGCGTCGGAGGCTAATATCCAACCAGCCAAATAGAAATTTGGTATGCTGTCTCGAATAACAAGAATATATATGTCGCTCATTCTTGCGTTTGGTCTTACAATAAGTCTTCCATTGGTTACATTAGTTGATTTGACTTGTATATTTTCACCAATATCAGCATCCTGAAAACCCCTATTTTTTGCTGGCCAAGGCATCCCTAAATATTTAGCAACAGCCATTTCAGACATAAGCCCCTCTTTCGAGTTTTTTATTTTTATTTCGGATGGTGTGCTTGCGTATCCATGATTATCTTGATACCCCTTGAGTTTACAGTTTTTTTCCTGAATTATGGCAATTTCAGTTGCACAAGCCATTTCGTTTTCAGAAAGCGTGACGATAGTTCTCATTTAATTCCCTTGAAAATATGAGCGATAACATTAACGGTCCAGCCGTTTCCAATTGCGTTATGCTGTCTGGATGCAGGTATTCCATCAGTATATCCGTCTGGAAGAGTTTGTAATCTTTGAGCCTCAATAACACTAAGCCTGCGCACTTCTCCATCCATAATTAGAGTATTTCCAGGACCAGCCAAACCTCCGCTTTCCGCAGTTAAGGTAGGGGATTTCCCGTCTTTGCTATAAATTCTCCATCCCTGTTTATCCTTTTTGTAAAACCCAACTTGACGGAGAAACTGACCGCCTTTTTTGGCTGGAAAATATTTAAGTTCAGTCTCTTTTCCTTCCCGACGCCAAAGGGAAGATTTATCAACCCCTTCTTCGAGAATATCTCTTATAAGATGTTTATGAGGTTCCTTTTTTTCTTCAAAAGGAATGTTAGTCCAATAGCAACGCTCTCTATTCTGCGCGGAATAGTATGCAGAGTTAATAATTCGTGGGGCGACTCCAAGCCTCTCGGTTATATGGTCCATTGAGGCTTTATCCATCTTTACGTTTTCAAGAAGAAAATACTTTGGATTAAGCTCTTCTTTGAGTCTGGCATACTCGTAAAACAACTGACTTCTTGGGTCTTCAAAATTCTTAAGTTTACCAGCAACACTAAATCCCTGACATGGGGAGCCTCCCATAATCAAATCTATTTTTACTTTACCAATGCTAGATTTGTTAATCTTGGATACATCACCAAGCTGTTGAGTTTTGGGAAATCTATTCTGTGTTACGAAAATAGCGTTCTTTTCGATTTCACTCGCAAAATAGTTTTCTGTTTCAATACCGACCTTTTCTAAGGCAAGTTGTCCACAAGAAATTCCATCGAATAAGCTTAATACGTTCATATTTGAAATAGAGACTATCTTTTTTACTAATTTATTCAGATTATCCGCACTTCGAGTGCCCGCAATCTTTGCATTTCGAGCAACCCTCTTCGCGAATCAGTTTCCCGCCGCACTCAGGACATTCCGCGCCTTTGACAACGCAGCCATCCTTCACGTATTTCTTCAAAGTCCTTGCCAGAATTTTCGAGAACGAAACGATTGGACCGCGAACCTTCTCAAGCTGGTGGACGACAAATTGAACATCCGAACCATGACGAAGGGCAGTGCTAATCATACGAGTTAGCGCGTCAGCCGTATCGTCAGAATGTCCATTGTTAAGGATATATTCTTCCTTCTCTTCGTCGATGAAGGTATATTTCCCACGAGCATCTTTTCTGATTTTGCCGACTTTAGAAGCTTTAGGAATATAAAGGTCTTTTTTATCCTCGTTAACACCAGTAAAGATTTCGTATGGTTGCTCTTTCTCGCCAAATAGCCCAACAGCCACGTAGTATTGGTGCCCACCAACCTTGAAGTGGTGAAGTTCTCCCTTTAGGGACTTAGGACGCTTAGGAGGAAGCGAGTCAGGAATAACGTTGGTCGGTTTTTCTTCTTTCTTTTCAGTGGAAGATAAAACGCTCATCATAGTTCCGTCACGATAAGTAGTAATACCTTTGAGGTATCCAGTTTTGTAAGCTCCAAGATAAACGTTCTCGAACTTTTCAAATGGATAATCATTAGGAATATTAACGGTTTTGGACATTGAACTGTCAATCCAAATTCCGAAGCCTTGCATATCGCGAAGGTGTTCCTCGACAGAAAGATTGTTCGTTGTTACTGCCCAATCAGCATTGGCGTCCCATTCTCCTGCCGCCTTAAGGAATCTGACACCATAGTCAATGCAAGCGACTTCCTTGGTAAGACCACGGTTTTTGTCAATCTTGTAAACTATGCCGTTATACTCGGCGCGAAGAATTTGGTCGTCTCCTTCTTTTGCAAATTTGAAAGTATCAGTTTCCTTGAACTCACCTTCCCAATATTTAGGGATAAGAGGGCGTAACTCTTCTGGGCAACTAGGAATGATAACTGTCCTGATATACTCGTGAAGGAAGATAGGTTCGAGTCCACCAGAAACAACATTCGCGAGAACGCCAGTGTTTCCAGTAGGTTGAATGGAAAAGAGAGCAGAATTACGAATGCCGTATTTGCGGATTTTTTCAATCAACTCTTGAGGAAGACCAATCTGTTTCCAGAAATAAGCTTTCGCGTGTTTCTCAGGCTCGCAATCTTCAAACATTCCCTTTTCAATAGCTAGGTCAATTGAAGCCTCGACAGCAGTATGAGTAAATACTTTCATCAACTCAGCCTTAATCTTTTCAGAATCGTCTGAGCCAAAGCGAGTCTTTAGCATGTAAAGTGCTGAACCCCAACCCATTACGCCAAGACCAATTCGGCGACGTTTCTTAATAGACTCTGCGTATTCTGGAAGCGGAGCGTTGGTAAGGTCGTTGATGTTATCCAAAAAGCGAACAGCGTATGGAACATACTTACGGACTTTGGCTAAATCGAACTTACGCTTAAGCCAATTAACGAACTGAGTAAGGTTGAAAGACGCAAGATTACAAACCGCGCCGAATGGCAAGCATTGCTCACCACAGGGATTCGTGGCAGCAATGTGAGACTTGGAGCCAGCGTAATTCCAAGCATGAGTCTTATTAGCTATATCTAGGAATAGAACTCCTGGGTCATTACGCATGTAAGTTGACTTAATAATAGAATCCCACAATGCAGTAGCACTTACTGTTTTATGAACGATATATGGGAACCCTGCTGCGCGCCATGCGGCCATATTACCATCCCAATGAGTTTTATGCTCTGGGCATTTAGTGTCTGGGAAAATTAAATCCCAGCTATCCAATTTGTCGCGCTCTTCGGTGAGAGACTGAACATTATGTTCACTCCCTTGAATCAAAGGAATAGCAAGTAACTTTTCGATTTCACGAATCCTAATAATGCGGTCCATGAACTCGTTGGAGCAGTTGACGGAGATATTGAATTTTGTAAGTCTGCCAGGAGTTGGCTTGGCAGTAATATACTCTTCGATGTCTGGATGCCATACGTCCGCGACCGCCATTTGCGCACCCTTGCGAATTTTGCCTTTGGCTTCTTTTTTCTTAGCCTTAAGTCCTGAACCAGAAGTAATTACATCAGAAGATTTATCGAACAACTCGATATACTTTACCATTCCTGGACTTTCTACTCCGATACCATAAATAAAGCTACCGCGCGGACGAATCCACGAAAAGTTCATACCCCATCCACCCTCAGACTTGAGGGTTTGGGCTTGCGTGCGGAGCACTGACAAAATTCCGTCGAGTGAGTCTTGGTCGTAGGAAGGCTTCGGACCAACGAAGCAGTTCATGAGAGTGGTGCCCTTCCAGTCAGTTCCAGCATTAGCCAGAATGCGGCCACCAGAAGTAATTTTGAAGTCGGTAAGTAGGTCGTAGAAGTTTTCTTCCCACTTTTCCCTTAGTTCCTGTGTATTTTCAACAGAAGCAGCGGCTTTTGCTACTCGCCTAAGTGTGTCGTCCACTGATAGGTCTTTGATGTTTTTATAAGTCGTTTCCCAAACCTCGCGCGAAAATTCGTCCAAAAATATTGTATCCATAGTCCTCTTTATTGTGTGCAGAGTAATTACAGCCTCTTAAGGGCATGTGAAAAAGAAAATTTACCAGACTGAAGTTTTTTTATTCAGTCACTTTAACAGGTGTAGGATAAACGAGAATCGTATGATTATCAATTGTAAATGAAATTAATTCAAAACCTCCAACCTGCATTACCT